AGAGGGTATTTACTGCACTGTTTTTCATCGTGAGTTCGATGGCAACGAACTAGCACCTGGATATGCTAAGTTCGAGTTACTTAATGGATACGAGGACTATCCCGTGGTTGTGACAAAGTTGTCCGAGGACAGCAAGCGCCTATATGATACAACGACCATCCCTTCGGTGCTGAGGGGTATCCAGAATCAAGTAAAGGTTGAAAGGGACTCAAGGGTTGATAGAAATAGCTTGGCTACACTGCCTCCCATTCTGCATCCTGTAGGACAGGCTCCGACTGATTGGGGTCCAGGTAGAATGATCCCATATCGCCGTAAAGGTGACCTTGATTTTGCTCCAGCTCCATCGTACAATAGTGGTTCAGCTGAAATGGAAAGCACGCTTACTAACCTAGCCGATAAGCTAGTAGGACTGGATGATTCTCCAATTAGCCAAGTACGTAAACAATTCCTGGTTGATAAGTTCCTTAGCCACACAGCAGAGGTTCTGCGTATGGCATACAAGTGCTTCCAGCGCTTTGGACCCGATGAGGTCTTCTTCCGCGTAACAGGTATTCCTGACCCGCAGACTTTAAACAAAGGTAACCCTGACGAAAATTTTGACATTCTTATTAATTACGATGTACTTAACACTGACCCAGAAACAGTTCAGGCTAAGTTACAACAGTTCGTTGCTCTTAATCAGCTCAATGCTAATGGTCGTCTAAATGTAGACGCTTTATTAGATGTCGCTGCTGCAAGCATTGACCCAGTAATGGCTGACGCCGTTCTTCAGCCAGTTCAAGATGCACAGCAACAAGTAATTAAGGATGTTACCGATGACTTGACAAAGATATTCGCAGGTATTGAAATGCCAGCTAGACCAGCAGGGGCGCAGATTGCATTGCAAACAATACAACAGTACACACAACAACCAGATGTAGCACAGAGACTTCAAAGTGATGAAGCCTTCCGTGCAAGAATGGAAAAGTACGCAGGGCAGTACACATTCCAAATGCAACAAGCGCAAAATGCACAGATAGGTCGAGTAGGCACAGCACCCGCACAGATGGGTAGCATTCAAACTCAGAATATGTAATGCAGATACAAGATGATATTAAAACGCTTTATAACTATGAGGCGTTCGCTAGATTTATTAAGTTGATTCA